CATTAACAATGCGCTATCGTGTAACTCGGTTGCGTGTTCTAATTCTTGTTCAACTTCAATTTGTGGCTCTTCGCTGCACATTGCAAGTGTTAAAACCAAGCCTATTAAAAAAAGGTACTTCATATTTTGCCAAGTGATTTGTAGATTTTGATTTCAGTTACCAATGCAGAACACAATGAATCTTGTGTCTTTAAAGCGTGGCCTAACTTATCCAATTTGCCCTCACACACCAATAAACGCTTTTCGCATTTTAAATTGATATCCTTGCTTTGACCTTCGGCACGATAATAAAGCACACTAACAACCGCCAACAATAAAAACATTATTGCCTTGGTAGGGTCGCTTTTAAATTGCTCAAAACTTAAAGGTAATTTCATCGCTTCAGTTTTTTAATGTAATACACCAATCCCAACAAGCCCGTAATAATTGCAATTAAACCGCCTATCATTGAAATTATTGGATTCCATAGGGTGGATATAGCGGATAGCCAACTAACAAAAGAGGTAGTGGCTAAAACGTTTGCGGTGCTATCAGTTAGTTTCATAGGGTATCCATTCTTGTAATTGTTCATCCCAAATATACATACCTCCGTCACTTGGATAAGGTACAGGCGATTGCCATAGGCAATTATCATCAAGTGTCCAAGATGGGTAAGGTTTAGGACTTGAAAAATTATCTTTTTCGGGATAGTAAATAAAACCAACACCCGCAAAATTATGACCTATTGTATTGTAATAAGTACGAACCCATTCACCGCCAAAGGTATTAATACACCATTCTACGGTATCGGCAACAATTACTTGTTGCACTATATTATCATTTATTTGTGCTACTTGCATTATTGAAATTGATATTTAATTATAACTATACCGCTACCACCATTACCAGGAATACTCACCCAAGCAGCACCACCACCTCCACCCGTATTTGCATTTGCATTGACGTTAGGAGTAGGGTCGTTTGGGTTCAGTGATGCATTCCCGCCAACGCCTCCACCACCAAGACCACCAACCCCGCCTGGAGTTGAAGTGCTACTGGTTGCACCACCACCACCACCCGCATAATATGTAGATGTTCCGCTTATAGAATATGCCAAACCATCCCCACCATTACCTCCCGCAGATGTGCCACCATTTGCACCAACAGCACTTGCCCCACCACCTCCACCACCTCCCGTACTGGAGTTACCTCCCGCAAATCCTTGTCCTATTGTGCCACTGGCCCCAGTTTGCCCAAATGCACTACCACCACCACCCGAACCTCCAGAATTTGGATTAGTTGAACTAACGCCACCCGCACCACCACCTATAGAAATCAAACCGTCAAATGTAGTATTATTACCATTAGTGCCTTGAATGCTAAAACTTGCATTTGAAGCACCACCGCTTCCTATAACAATTGAATAATTACCAACAATAATGCTTCGTGTGGCTTGATATATTAAACCACCCGCACCACCACCTCCACCTGCAAAATTGCCACCTGCACCACCACCCGCAACCACTAATGTTTCAATAGTAAAATTGCCTAAATTTGAATCGACAATAAAATTTCCACTACTATTAAAAGTGTGAATTTTAAAATTACCATTGGTTGTGACAGTACCTCCAGTAGCAACAATAAAAGGATTTGCCGAACCCGTTTGTAAAATTCCGTGTGTTGACAATATCATAATTATGCTACTATATCACCAAACAAATAACATTCAGACGCTGATAAAAATATCAATGTCGCACCGCTATATTGTACATTCAATTTTAACTTAGCCCCGTTGCTGCGTATTGTCACACCCGCACCCGCTACAATTGTAGTTTGACCCGCTCCGTATTGCGAAAGTAAGATTTGAGTACCCGCAGAAAACACCGAAGCGGGAACGGTCAAGTTGTTAGCCGTTGCTACGTTCATCTCGACCAACTTGTCAGCATCTGCCAATACAAGCGTATAACTTGCCGTTTGTCGGTTGGTGGTAATTATTTTATTTGTCTTGGTATCAAGTGCCGTTTGTGTTGCCGTTGATACGGGTTTGTTTGCATCCGATGTATTATCGACATTGCCTAAGCCTACATCACCCTTAACTAAATCAATATTGCCTGAACCAAGTAAACTTTGCCCCTCAAGGGTTTTAATGTTTGTACCCGAAACAAGCGTATCTTGTTTACTTGCCGCCAAGCCGCTGTACTGCGAATTAGTTGCATTGTCACCCGTGTTCGTTCCGCTTGTATTTCCGATTACAGTTGCTTGGGCATCGGTTACATATCGTTTATTTAAAGAATCGGCTATATCTGCGGTCGTTGCATCCGCTCCCGCAGTTACCAAGCCTTTGGCATCGTATGTTATTTTTGTTTTGGTCGCTCCCGTAATGGCTGCATTTTCATCCACTTTTGCATCTAACTGCGTTTGAATTGCAGACGTAACCCCGTTTAAATATCCGAACTCGGTATTATCTACGCCACCCGCCCCAATCTTAACCGCATCAATACCACTTGCAACCTTTGCATTTGTCACCGCTGAATTGTCAATGGTCCACGTTGCACCACTTGCGCTGACGGTTATATCGCCCTTATCGCCATCGGATATTCCACCGCCTACAACTAAATCACCGCTTCCAAGTATGGTTGCTCCGTTAATGGTTTTTATGTTGGTTCCTGAAACCAATGTGGCTTGGACCGCAACGGCTCCCGTGCTTCCATTTACGCTTTGTACTGGCGCTAAGGCCTTTACTTGGGCAACGGTTACCTTTTTGGTGGTATCATCGGATAAATCTACTATGGGCAAAACATCCGCATCGACCAAAGTAACAATGGCGGGGAGGTCGGTTATTTTTAAATCAGGCATATTTTATATATAACGAATTTTTAGGGTTGTGTTGCAGTTATTGGCCCGATACCTTGCGCCCAAATAGTACCATCGCAACATTTAACGGAGTATTTTAAAGTATCCTTGCAAAGGCATCCACGCTTTGAACTTTTAGGGGATGAGCGTGAGGGGGTTTGTGTTACATTTTCTTTGTTAGCCATCCGAATAGTATTAATAAAATTAAACCTAATCCAACATAACCCATATATTTTTCGTACCACGGCTTGTAAACCACTTGAGGCACAACATATTTTTGAGTAATTTTAACCGTATCTGCCTTTAACACCTGAACTAATTTAATTGTGTCGTGGTAGCGGTAAATCGTGGTTTTAAAATGCTCGTTATCGATTACAATGGTGTCGATTGATTTTGTAACGTAAGTATGTTCCGTCTTAACCGAATCCCGAATTATCAAAGTATCTACTTGCCGAATTACTTTTTCGGTAATAATGCTTGGGTTCTTTTTTATGGCTTGTTTTAAATGGTAGTTAGCCGAACAAGACGAAAACAAAATTGCCATAAATATCACCTTTGCAACGCCCTTAAACAACGGGCTAACTTTTGGCGCATCTTTTTTTAACTCGGCGTAAACTTTGCTAAGTTTCTCGACCTTATCGGCCTTGGGCTTATATGGTTTTTTTATAGATTCCATCCGACGTAATTTGAGGGGTTAGAATCGGGATACATACCCGCTTGTTGGTCGGCGTTGTATTCGGGAAAAAGTTGAGGGTAATAACTTAAATAATCCACCGCCTTGGTGCGATACGTTTCGGCGATATCCCTTTGACGTTTTACCAATGAATCCAATTCCTCTTTGGCGGGTAAACTTGTTCCTTCGGGCGTGTTGCGTAATATCCCCGCATTGCTGATTTCGTACCCGTGAAAAAGCATAAAATCCGACATTGCGTAATGAATTAACATCGGTTGGATATAATCGTTTACCAGTGTCAAATAGTTACCCGCTAAAACATTATTTTTTACATCGGTTAAAATTTTGCGATATAACTTAGTACCCAATATTTCTTGAACTTGGATATCTTGTGCAATCTTTACAAACGGGGTTACCTTATCAATATCAACATTCCCTTGCAACTGGGTGTATTTGAAAAGGTGGTCCTTTGTTATCAGTAAAACATTATCGTTTAAATACATCTTATTTATTTTTTAAACTTCCCCCGTTTGGTAAATCTTTGGTTTTTGTACTTGCGATATCCCAACTTGGCGGGTCAAAAGGTACACCCGCTGAATCCGCACTTTGATTTGATACACGCTTGTAATTGTCTTGAATGTCTTTTATGCCTTGGGCTTTTTCCTCAGGTGACAACGGCAAAAATGCTCCGCCGTTTCCTTTACGCTTACGCATATAAGATAACCGATACCATTGATGGTGACAATTAACGCCCCCTTTGTATTTCCATATCGAATAAGTCGACGTTCCACTTGGGGCAAATTGCCCGTTTATACCTTGGTCACCCATCGTATCAATATCCTCACGTCGATACACTACGCCTAATTTGGCATTGGCTACCATATCCTTGCAAAACTGGCGGCTATTTCCCGCCGTTTGCATTGGTGCGTAACGATAACGAATTAAATATACGCCCTTATCATCCTTGCTTTTCTCTTCGGGTTCTGCAAAGCGTTTAAAAAATTTATATTGCCCCTCATTATCTGCATCGGTAACGGCCGCCTCTTCAATCAATTCGTACTCTTCGCCGATTACCTCGCCCTTAGTTTCCAAATATTCTAACCAATCGGATTCGGCTTCGGCGGTAAATTCAGGCTTATCAATTGACAAATTCAATTGCTTAACTTTATTCTCGGCCCACGATATTCCACTTTCACCACCCCAACAATCCCACATTAACCCGCCGCAACCTTTGCTATATGGCACGTCTTTATTTTGTTGGTGTCTGCGAAAAGCCGCCATCCTTTTAACGGTCTCTTCGGATATGGGTTCCTTGTTGGCTAATTGGTGCGCCCTTGCTTTGCCTACGTTCGTGCCGCAATCCCCCCACCCGTTATCCATTACCCATTTTAACGCCCTTTTTGCGTTGTTTGAGGCACTTTCAGGATAGTCGGTGAATGATTCCGCCATCTCGGTTTTTGCAAAGCCGTATTCCTTTTCTTTGGTTTCGGCATCCATTACCTTGCCACTTAAATCGGTGAACTCCAAAGGCTGCAAAGTCTTGAAATAAATATCCAAGTTGTACCCGTTGTAATTCATTACCTTTTGCACCCCGTTTAACAAAAGGCGTTGAAATGGTCGTATAACGGTATTATCAAAAAATATGGCTGCGGTCTTTAATTCCTCGGCATTATTTCCGAACCCTGAATTATCCTTAATACCTAAAAGCATTGGGGATGTAATTCGATGGGCTACCATTATTTTGGTACTTGATTCCGTGCTTAAAAATTGATATTGATTGTGGGCATCTGACAATTGAACGGGTGTGATATCCGCCTTGGATTCGACATTGTCATTGAACGAAAGAATAAATTTACCCGCATTACTTGAGCCGCTAAATTTGGTTTGAATTTGGGCCTCAATCATATCCTTAACCTCGGCGGGTGGCTGCCCGTTATTAAAGTTAATTAACATTGATGGGGCAAGGCCGTTCATAATGTTATTAATATGGTAATTGGCTATTTCAATTTCAAGGTTAGCGTATTGCGTACCCCCTTGATAATCCACGGGTGAAAAATAATAGTTACCAGTTGAATAGGGTTTGCATACCAAAACGCATTCGGTTGCGCTTTCGTCAAATCCGAACGCATCAAATCGCTTGGGCTTTTGCCCTCGCTTTAATTTTGACCAATCAGGTGCGAAATAATAACCTCTTATTTGTCCATCCTCATCGCATCTTTCAGGGCGTAAAGTTTGGATGGGCCAATGGGTGGCCTTCACATATTTTTTGCGGTCTTTGGATTTAACTAAGTGAATGGCGTATT